TGGGTGGGGGGCTTTGTGATCAGTGTAAGTTCGCCTGATTCGGGGTCAAACAGATAGCTGCCGCCCACGCCAGGATTGGGGACTTCCTTACTCATTATGCAGAAGTTAGATCGTCTCTGCTACTACGATAACGCACAAGAAAATCTTGACTGATAACACCTAAAGGCACGTCTGCTTCATACATATTGAAGTCAGTACGATCAGGCGTTACATCAAGCGCTAACCCGTTACATGTCGGGTCATCCATAATCTCACTATGCACTAATTGCGTAAACGCATCGCTGTTATCGTCGGGCACATCTGCACGCACAAATGTTGTTACCCGCACACGCATAGTCCAATCTAACTTGTCATAGAAGTTGGTGTCATTGGGCTGATCGTTGACAGGTTCAAGAATAATTGCAGGCACCTCACCACGCGCTAGAGGCTCTACACGAGAGCGGTAAATAGTAGCGGTGGTTATGCCATCAAGATTGGTTTTGATGCGTGACAGAATTTGCTCGCGCCGTGTGTCCGCCATCAGTCTTTGCTCAGCAACAACTCAGAAAAGATGCCGTCATCAACAGGGCGATTCTCACGCACCGTATAGGCTTCAGACGCAACAGTGATAGAAGTGCCGCGAGAGGCAGAGCTAACGTCAGAAGTTTTTGCTGTAAGCAGATACTCCCGAGTCAGCGCCATACCTCCCGCGATAACTTCCATCGGGGAATCCAAGATACCTACGAACTCATCGCCATCACCGATCTGGCAAGTAACGCCAAACTCGCTGGTGTCAAGGAAAGCGAAGGTATCTTGAATAGCCATGATCAGTCGTACTTCTTGCCGTAGATCAGCTCAACTGCATAAGTAAAAGCAGGGGAGCTAGTGCCGCCAATAGTGCCGACTGCACGCAGGTAGCGCTTCACATCATTGGTGTTGATGCTGATCTTTTGAGAAGAAGCAGCGTCAGTCACCTGAGTGAAAGTTGCACCGCTAATGTCGGTGTAACCGCTACCAGAAGAGTCAGACTCTTGCAGCTTGACATCCAAAGTGGGGTCAGTGCCTGCGCTAGCAGCGTCAGAGCTGAGAATGATGATGGCTTCGCCTTCAGCTCCGTTAGAGCCTTCAAGGTCAAAACCAGTGCCGTTGGCAGAGGCGGTGCGAGAGTCACAGGCAAGCAAAGTGCCCAGATAACTCTTAGATCCGAGGTTGTGCAGCATTGGTCTTTCTCCGTTTAGTGGGTTTTACAGGTGGACAAGATGGTGGACAGGATGGTGCTTCAGGTTCAACGATAGTTTCCTCCTTTTTCGGAGGTTCATCAATTACCTGTTCGGCCTTGTTGATACCAATGAGGTATTGAGATTCAGGAAGGGAAGCCTCAACGACTTCCCCGACCCGAACTACCGTGCCCCCAAGCATTGTCTGCTTCAGGATACGGATCTTCATTTATCAGAGGGTGTTGTTACCGCGAGAGAAGGAAGCGGCGTGACGAACAGCGATGTCAACATCCTGCATAGCCACAACACGAACGGTGCCGCTGGTGCTGTTGCTATAAGGATCAACCATCAGATCCAAGCCAGAGAAGTAACCAATCAGCAGGTCAGCGAAGTTGCCGAACCACAGATCATTGCTCTCAACTTGGTTGCTAACCAAGCCAGGATAACCATTGACTTCGTTATCCATGTAGATGAACTGACCAGAGCCAGAATCCTTGGTTGCAGTCTTCAGAGCGCCGCGCATTGCAGCGTTCATCAGATAGACAGGAGAACCAAGCAGAGCGTTGGCGCCAGCAACGTCAGACTCAAGTGCAACAACCTCAGCAAAGGTGGGGGTGTTAGCGGCAAAGTCTTCGGTGCCGATGCCAGTGGTGTTCTTGAGGCCCAGAGGCTCGCTACCACCGCCAGTGCCATACAGACCAGCCAAGTCAATCTTGAGTGCCAGAACGGCAGCCAGATCGCGGCGGATCATGTTCTCAACGTCAACGCTGCTTTGGATCAGCAGGCGACGGGAGTAGTCGTTGTAAGCAGCGACGGTGCGGGGCATCATCGTCACTTGGTCAACGGTCTGGTTGGACTCGGTGGGAGAGCCAGACTCAGCAACCCAGTAAGCGGTAGCAGCACCAGACTGACGGGGGATAGCCACGTTGCCAGTCAGACCAGTCAGCACGGTTGCGCCGGCTTGATCCAGTGCGCTGCTGTTACGCAGGATGTCAATGAAGGAACCACCCAGCAGCTCGGTAGCAACGAGGTTGCCGCCAGCAGATGCGGTGCCAACAGTCAGGTCGCGGGTGAGAACTTCCTGAGGAATGGTGATACCACGGGAAGCACGGCCCAGCTTCTGAGCAGCAGCTTCAGATGCCTCAATCTCAAAACCAGCAGCTTCACGAGCAGCACGGTCGGTGGGATTGGACAGATAGTTGAGAGCACGCAGCCAGGAGAAAGAACGGGTCTCTTTATCAGAGAGGCCGATTTCGCCAGCGCTGGTGTCAACAGGCTTGATTTCTTGTTGACCCATTTTTTCTAGGAGTGCAGAACGGAGTTCTTCCAAGCCGCGAGAATTGATGAGAAATTCTTGAGCAAGCTCAGAGTTGTTGGTACGCTTACCGAGGGCAAGCATTTCGGCAGCTTCTTTAGCTTTGGCCTCGGCGGCCTCTGCGCGGAGAGCCCCGATATCTGGGGTTTCGGACATAGTTACCTCAAAGGTGTTGGTTTGCACGGCAGAGGCCGTTTCAACGTCTCCATTGTGCTGGAAACTGCGACCGATGCCAACCGAATTATCGGCAGGTACAGTCACCAAACTTACTTCAAATGGTTGATAAGAAGTAGCACGATAAGTGACAGGATCGGTGCTCCGATCTTCATCCATCGCGTTGATTTTATAACCAAAGCTGACATTACGGATGATGCCATCCTTGATCAGCTCTTGCATCTCGCGGCCAAGCTCATTGTTGGCCATTTTTACTTTTGCATAAGCGCGTTTGTCTTTGATGTATGCACGCTCAACAACACCAACAATCTTGTCGGCATCATGCTGATAGAGAAGCGGGGCGCCATCATTTAGACGAGACATATCCATTGCATCGTCACTCATGCTGAGCACTTCCATGCCGAAGTAACGCTCAACTGGCTCTTCAGAAGCAAACGGAAACTCAAGAGTCCGATCGTCTTCTTCGTCCTCGTAAAAATCAACCGCGTGAGCACGCTTGAGCACTTCGCCAGCGAAACTACGCAACGAATCAATTTTGGTCAGGGTGCTGAAGCGATGCCCAACGAGGCGGTCAGTTTCCTCAAACCCATCGTCACCTTCGCGATAAACGCGGATGAGCGCGGCAGGATCATCTTCGTCTGCGTTGATAGTGAATGAAGAATCGGGGACATCAATGCTGCCCTCTCGCGCAATGCGGGTGATGCGGCCACGAGCCGTGCCTCCGCTGCTGTCCCACCGCACAAAGTCCCCGACCGAGAGATCATCAGGGCCTGCACGCAAGCTTCTGTCCTGCGCATTGGTAATTGCTTCAGCTTTCATTTTACTCCAAGACTGTCCAGGGTCACCGCCCCATGCTGCCCAAGCTACACGACCTTTGCTAGGGTAACCATCTTCGTCAGGCGTAAATCCTTCGCCTTGTTTATCAACTTCGTGCCTAGCAAACCAAGCATTCATCTCGCGAACAGTATCAACAGAAAGTTCATCGCCAGATAGGATCTGAGTTGCACGGCGTGCAGCAACTTCAGTGCCGCCAGCTTCACCGTCTGCCTTCCAATCGCGATAACGCTGCGCCTCTTCACGCATACCCTCAGTTGGGGTCAGGTTGATTTCCTTGCCGTTGACATTCATGACTCGTGAATTTCAGGGTGTTCAGTGTCTTCAATCGGCGGGTTTTGCGCCTGACCAGCCTTAGTAACAGCGCTGGGGTCGGTATCAGTCACAATGCCCAACTCGTCAAGCATGGCAAGTTCATGCTGCCGCTGACGCATCACTTCCTCAAAATCACCGCCGTGCAGGGAGATGACTTGCGAAAGGGTCATGATGCCGCTGCGCACCAGTGACTTGTAAGCCTCAGCCTCTTTCTGCGGATCAACAAATTGCGCAGCAGGTGCAATCCACTTGCTTTCGTAGTAGCGGTCGGGATCAATATCAAAGCCAGGCAAACGGAGTGAACCGCTCATCACGGCCATGTCCATCCACTT